GGGAAAGACGGTCCGCCGGTTCGCCCCCGTCGCCCTGACCGCCGACGGTATCGTTGAAGCGGAAGCGCCGTCCGGTCGGGGGACGCCGCGAAGCCCGGAAACCTTGACAAGCTTTGCGGCATTGCCGCGGACGACAGCACCGACGGCGGCGTTGTCTACTACCTGACCGGCGAATTTTTCGCCGACGGTCTGACCTTGCCGACGGGCGTTACGGCGGCGGCGCTGAAACCCGTTTTCCGCAAGCTGGGAATCTTTTTGAAGTAAAGGGAGGAAAAAGAAAATGGCTATTGAAACCGATATTTATACCCCGCGCACGTTGGGAAAGCTGGTCCGCCGGTTGCCGCCGGTTCGGACCTTTTTTCTTGACACGTTCTTTAGAACGAAAAAGACGTTTTATACGAAGAGTATCGAAGTGGACTTCAAAAAGGGCGGGCGCGCCCTTGCCCCGTTTGTCCACCCGAAAGTGGGCGGCAAGACCATTCCGAACAGCGGCTATCAGACGAAAAGTTACACCCCTGTTCTGATTGCCCCGAACAAGATTACGACCGTGGACGACCTGCTGGAGCGGTCCGCGGGCGAAAACCCGTACAGCGGGAAAAAGCCCGCTGACCGCGCCGTGGAGAAGCTGGCGGAGGATTTGCGGGAACTGAAAGAAATGATCGTTCGCCGCCGGGAGTGGATGGCGGCAACCGCGATCTTTACCGGGCAGATTCCAATTATCGGCGAGGGCCTGAACGAAGTGATCGACTTTGATTTTGATAATGTCGAAACCATCGTGACCGCCGCGCTGAAATGGAACGCCGCCACATCCGACCCGCTGGCCGACTTGGAGCGGTGGCGCACGAAGGTTCAGAAAAACGGGTTCGTGAACTGCAACGTTTGCGTTATGGCGGCGGACGTTGCAACCGCATTCGTCAACCACCCGAAGGTCAAGGAAGTTTGCGACACGAAAGCCTATGATCTGGCGGTTATCAAGCCCCGCGAACTCCCGGACGGCCTTACCTACATCGGAACCGTTCACAAGCTGGGGCTGGATATTTACCAATACAACGAATGGTATCTTGACGACTGGACCAACCCCGCCGCCCCGGACGAATACCCGCTTGTTCCTGACGGTGCGCTGGCGCTTATGAGTACGCGGGCGGACTACTCCGAATACTACGGGGCAATCACAATGATTCCCGAAGATGGGAAGCGAACAATTACGGTAGAGGGCGACATGGTGCCGCAGACGTGGGTGGAGCGCCGCCCGGACCGCCGCTTTTTGCAGATCAACAGCAAACCTCTTCCCGTCCCGCATGAGGTCAACAGTTGGTTTGTCGCCCACGTGCTGTAATGCTGAACTTCAAAGCACAGCTTGAACGGGACTTGCAAACCGTCTTTCACAACACCGCGGAACACGCGGAAGAACTGGAATTCTGGATTGACGGGACCCGGTACAAAGGGCCGGTCATTATCGACGACGGCGGCGCGCAGGACCGGACGAAGCCGAACAGCGACCACGTGGACGGGCTGACCCTTGTTGATCTTGTCGTGTACGTCCCCCTTTCCATCCTGAATCAGATTCCGAAACGGGGGTTAAACGCGGAGATCAACGGCGATCTTTACGAGATTGTAAAGGTTCACCCGGAAGCCGGGGAAATCGTGCTTTATTTGGAGAGGTTGACCGAATGATTCAGATTACAAGCGAACAGATCGAGCGGGTGAACCTGATTCTTTCCGGCATACCCGGCGGAGCGCAAAAGGCATTTTCAAGCGTTATCCGCCGGGCAAACAGTACAGTAAAGGCCGAAACGGTCCGGCAGATTACGGGGACGTATGCCATTTCCGCACAGCACGTCCGGGCTGGGGGGAATATCCGCGCACAGGTCCAGAAAGCGGACAGCGGCGTTGTGGGAACCGTGACTTTCGCGGGCTACAAATTGCCGTTGTACCGCTTCAACGTTACGCCCACGTTGCCGATTCAGCGGGCGGAAGTGAAAGCGGCGGTCATGCGCGGGAACGGTCAAACGCCGTTCGCCCACGCTTTTATTGCACGCATGAAGAGCGGACACACGGGAATGTTTGAGCGTGAAACGGGGCGTTCTTTCCCGGTAACTGAATTCATGGCACAGTCAACCGCGCAAATGGCAGGAAATGAGGAAGTGCTGGAAGCAGTTTCGGAAAAGGCACAGGAAACCGTAAACAAGCGCATTGAACACGAAATAACCCGAATTTTGAACGGTTACGGGGGGTAAACAATGACACCTTTAGACTTGCTGGACGAAATGAAAGTTTACGTCGAGCGGGAAATAAAAGACCTGATCTTGCCGACGCGGGTGGACCGTCGGAAAGGAGAAACCCCGGAGCGCCCGGCGGAGGTCCACACAATGGCGCTTCCGAACAAGAAAGCAGAAACGGAGCGGATTCCCTATGTCCTCTTGCAGTTTTTAACCAGCAAGGACGAACAGGAGCCGGGGGAATACCCGGAAAGCCGTTGCAAAATTCGCATTGTCGCCGCGACCTATTCGGAGGACAAAGCGGAGGGGTCAAGGTGCCTTTTGAATCTGCTTACCCGGATTCGGCTGGCGTTTCTACGCGACGGGAGCATTGCCGACCGCTATTTGCTGAAAACCGAAAAAAGCCAGCCCCTTGAAATGATCGTTTACCCGGATAATACGGCCCCGTACTATTTGGGCGAAATGCTGACCGAATGGACGTTGCCGACGGTCAACACGGAATGCGGACTTGCGGGGCCGTATCTGGAAAACAGAACACCGACAGTTGAAAGCGAGGTTGAACAAAAATGGTAGAATTCAAGCCCGGCATGAAAAAGGAAGAGCTGCTGGCCGTTGCCGCCGCAAACGGTATCACCGCCGACGACAGCATGACGAAAGCCGAGATCATCGACGCGCTGAACGCCCGAAACGCGCAGGAAGCCGCGGGAAAGCCCACAGAGGGGGCCACGGAGGGCGCGGAGAGCGCCGCGGACGGCGAGGGGGGCGGAGATACCACCCCCGGCGGAACCGGCGCAGAACAGCCCGGAGAGGGCGGAGAGGACAACGGCGGGAGCGGGACCGGCGACGGCGGCGGAGAACAGCCCGCGGAGGGGGCCACAGAGGGCGCAGGAAGCGCCGCGGACGGCGGCGGGGATAATGACCCGTCCGGCGACGGAAAGCCCGCAGAACAGCCCGCGGAGGGCTACGACACGTTCGTTTATTGCGGCCCGTCCATCCCCCGCGGGCGGCTGAAAGAAAACGCCGTGTTCCGCGGGACACTTGCGGACGTGCTGAACTATCTGGCGGACGTGGTGGAGGATTACCCGCAGATTCCGCGGCTGATCGTCCCGACGAACCGGCTGGCGGTATTCGCCGTCAAGGTCAAGACCCCCGGCAATATCGCCCACAAGTATTATTCCGACATTGCTTCCGCAATTCGGAAAGGAAAGGAAGTGTAAACCGTGGCGAACTATTATCACGGCGTATCGACGCGGCAGGTTGACACGTCGGTTTCGACACCCGTTGAAGCGGATTCCGGGATTGCGTTCGTTGTGGGCGCGGCCCCGGTACATACCGTCGGCGGGCCGGTAAACGACCCCGTTATGTGCTACACCTACCAGGAAGCGGTTTCCGCGTTCGGATTCTCCGACGATTGGGAGAAATACCCGCTTTGCGAAATGATCTATTCGCAATTCCAGCTTTACGGCGTTGCCCCCGTTGTGCTGGTGAACGTGCTTGACCCGGAAAAGCACAAGAAACCCGTTGCGGAAAAGAACTATCCCGTCACAGACGGCAAGGTTTATCTTCCGCTGGAAGCGATTCAGACAAGCGTTGCGGTGAAGAACACCGCGGCGGCGGAGGGACAGCCGGGAAACTACACCGCCGGGACCGATTACGACACATTGTACGACGGGGAAAACCTGATCGTCGAAGTGCTGGAGGGCGGAGCAATTCCGGCGAACGCGGGGGAACTGACAATTTCTTTTAATGCGGTGGACCCCGCCGCCGTGACAAAGAAAGAGATCATCGGCGGTTTTGACCCGAACACAAAGACGAATTCCGGGCTGGAACTGCTGGATTCCGTCTTTCCGAAATACGGCATTGTCGCCGATTTGGTGCTTGCCCCCGGCTGGTCCCACGATTCGGAGGTTGCCGCGATCATGTCGGCAAAGGTCCAGTCGATCAACGGCGTGTTTGAGGGGAAAGCCCTTTGCGACATTGACACGACCGACGTTAAACACTACGCCGACGCGCCCGCGTGGAAAAAGGCAAAGAACATCAATTCTAAATATCAGCTTATCTGCTGGCCGCTCTTCAAATTGGGGGAGCGGATTTTTCATGCTTCCGTTCAGGCGGCGGGCCGAATGGGGTTGACCGATTCGGACAACGGCGGTTGCCCGGCGGAAAGCCCGTCGAACAAGCTTTTGCAGATCGACAGCGCGGTTCTTGCCGACGGGACGGTTGTTCTGCTGGACCTCCAGCAAGCCAACTATCTGAACAGCAACGGCATTATTACCGCGCTGAACTTCATCGGCGGTTATGTCCTTTGGGGCGACGAAACCGCCTGTTTCCCCGCCGACACGGACGTAAAGAATTATTTCATTTGCGTTTCCCGTATGTTCGGCTGGGTTGCGAACTCCCTTGTTCTGACCTATTGGAGCAAGGTTGACAAGAAAATGACCCGGCGGCTGATCGACAGTATTGTTGATTCCGTGAATATCTGGCTGAACGGACTTGTCAACGAAGAGAAGTTGCTGGGCGGACGGGTTGAATTCCGGGAAGAGGAAAACCCCGTTACTTCCCTTATGGCTGGCAAGGCGACGTTTCACATTTTCCTGACCCCGCCCAGCCCCATGCGGGAATGTGAATTTGTGCTGGAATACGACGTGGAATACGTTTCCGCGGCGCTGACGGCGTAAGGAGGGAAGAACCGTGAAAGTTGAAAACGGCGTGACTAACTTTGCCGTGTATGAGGACGCGACGGAATATTACGGCATGGCGGAAGTTACCTTGCCGGAAATCGCTTCCCTGACGGAAGAGGTCAAGGGCGCGGGAATTTCCGGCGTGTTCAACGGCGCGTTCGTGGGACACCTTGAAGCTATGACCCTGACGCTGAATTTCCGTTCGGTGACGAAAGACGCGATCAAGCTTTTGGAGCCGCGGAACCACCAGATCGACCTCCGCGCGTCCCAGCAGGCGTGGGACAACAGCGCGGGAAGATTTCAGCAAACGGCGGTCAAACACATTTTGATGGTAACGCCCACGAAATTCAGCCCCGGAAAGCTTGCGCCCGCGTCGCCCGCGGAAGCGTCCGGCGAATATGCGGTGACGTATTTTGCCACCTACATCGGCGGCGTTAAGGTGCTGGAGATCGACATTCTGAACTTCATCTTCTTTGTGAACGGCGTTGACTATTTGGCGGACGTTCGCAAGGCGCTGGGTAAATAAAAGAACGACCCCCCCGGCGGGCATGGACCAGCCCGGGGATGTTGC